TGGATCGCGACCAGTTACACTGGGACGTGGACGCAAGCGACGCCATAGCGGGGAGCAGATATGGTGAGAGAAGACCTCATCACGAAGATCGGCGTGGTGGTGATCTTGGTCGCCATTTGGATCAAGGTCATGTTCTGATCGGGTAGCCTCAGAGGTTGCGTTATGGCAGTCACACAGGATGACAAACTGAAAACCCTGGTCACCAGTCGGCAAAGCAAACTGGAATCCGACAAGACCACCTTCAATGATCGTATGCAGGAGGTCGCTGATTTCGTCAGTCCGCACAGGGATGACATTCGCGGCAATCTGCAACCGGGTCAAAAGAAGGGCACAAAGATATTTGACGGTACGGCGGTCGGCGCGGCAGTCCTGGCGACGGACGGCATCCACGGCTATCACGTTTCCCCGGCCTTCGCCTGGTTCAAGTACCAGATGAACCGCCAGCAGGTCAACACTATCCCCGAGGTTCGCACCTGGCTCGATGAGATCGAGTTCAACATGTACATGACGCTGAACCGGTCCAATTTCTATAACGAGATGTGGGGCTACATCTATGATGGCTTCACCCTCGGGACGGCGGCCATGTATGCGGAAGAGGACATCGCGCAAGAACGGGTAGTCTTCGAAGCGGTTCACCCGGGCGAGATCTTCATCGCGGAAAACCGGTACGGCGAAGTCGATGTCCTGCACCGGAAGCGGAAGGTCTCGGCCAAGAAGATGGTGGAGATGTTCGGCAAAGAAAACGTCACGGAAGCCATCAGAATCGCCTACGAGCGCAATCCTTTCACGGAATTCGAGATCATCCATGCCGTCTTTCCCCGCGAGGAATATGACAGCCGCCTGAAGGATGCGAAGAATAAGCCCTATGCCTCGGTCTGGTACCTGCCGGCAGGCGGCGTCATCCTGGCGGTGGGTGGGTTCGATGTCTTCCCTTACCATGTCTGGAGGTATTTGAAGACCGGCAAGGAGCCATACGGAGTGAGCCCGGCGATCCTGGCCATGTCCGACATCAAGGGTATCAATCTGATGTCGAAGACACTCCTCGGGGCGGCACAACTGGCCGTTGACCCGGCCTACAACGTGCCTTCATACCTTCTGGGCAAGACGCAGTTGAAGCCGCGGGGCCTAAACTACATGGAAAATCCGACAGACCGGATCACGCCGGTCAACACGGGCGAGAAATTCCCCATCGGTGTGGACCGTGAGCAGGCGAAGCAGAAGGCGATCCGGGAACGTTTCCATGTCGATACATTCCTGATGCTCTCACAGATGGATGGCGGCCAGCGGACGGCCTACGAAGTTTCGGAAATGATGGCCGAGAAGGCGGCAGTCCTGGGGGCGGAACTCGGATCTTTCAACACAGCCCTGGATAGCATCCTGGATAGCGTTTACGCCATTGAGACAAATCAGTCAGTGCAGCGCATGCCTCCGGTTCCGGATATTCTATTGGAGATGGCGGACAAAGATAAGGCGCTGCGATTTGATCCCATCTACATGGGGCCGCTGGCTCAGGCACAGCGGGAACGATTCTCCAAGGACGGCATCAGGAAGTTTATCGGCGAGATTGCGCCCCTGGTCAATCTACAGATGGCGGCCGGGTCACCTCCCGAAGTCCTGGACAACTTTGATCTGGATGAAGCCGGGCGGATACTGGCGGATTCCAACAGAGTACCGGCGGCGATCATTCGCCCGAAAGATGCCGTTGATAAGATCCGAGAGGGCAGGATGCAGGCCATGCAGGCGGCTACCCAGAAGGAGAACGCAATGGGCGCTCTCCAGGGTCTGAAGACGGCAACCGAAGCCGACAAGAACACGGGCGGTCAATTATCACAGGCATTGGGCAACGCCATGAACCAGGGTGGAGGTGTGGCAAGTGCAGCGGCGTAACCTTCCAGAACCGGACTTGATTGCTCAGTACCGGGCTGCCTTCTCGACGCGGGCCGGTCAAACGGTCCTCGTCAACATGCTGGACGAACTGATGGTCTTCAGCCACATGGAATCAACGGCTGAAGATGTGGCGCTGAAGAATTACGGCCTGCGGCTGCTTGCCATCCTGGGTGGCGGCGGCCTGGCCGCGGAGAACGTAGAAGATTTCACAATGCGGCTGATGAGACAGCCGATCAACAAACCCGAAAAGGAGGAAGAGTAAAATGGATAACGATGGCGGAGTGAAAATTGCGATGCCGGACGGAACAACGGTTGATCAACCTCAATGGATGGCGTCCCTTCCCGATGCCCATAAGCAGAATCCTAACTTTGCCCAATTCAAGGAAGCACCTCTTGTCTGGGACAGGTTCGATTCCTTGCTGAAGGCTGAAGGGTCGATGGTAACGATTCCGGGCGAACAGGCAACCGACGAGGAAAGGGCGGCTTTCTACAGCAAGTTGGGAAGGCCGGAAACAGCGGACAAGTACACCTTTACCAAACCTGCGGATCTCCCGGAGGGTGTCCCGTACAGTCCCGAAGTCGAGGCGGCATTCAAGGCCCAGGTACACAAACTTGGTCTGACGGATGCGCAGGCCAAGGCTCAATGGGATTGGTACTTCGGCATGTCCAAAGAGGGATTTGCCAAGCAGCAGCAGGCCGAACAGCAGGCCAACGAAGCCGCGATCAATTCCCTGAAGGATGAATGGAAGGGCGACGAGTTCAAGGTCAACAGTGAGCTGGCGGCCCGTGCCTTCAAGAAGTTCGGCGGCGAAAAACCGGAAGTGGCCAAGTTCATCGAGGAAACCAAGGTGAACGGACTTGCCCTGGGCAATCACCCGATCTTTCTTCGGGTGTTTGCTGCAATCGGGAAGGCTATTGCCGACGACTCGATGTCTGCCGGCGGTCGGAGCGGGGGCGGTGGGGAATTGTCCGACGAGGATAAGGCGAAAGCCAGATTCCCTAACACTAAATTTTAAAAGGAGGCGCAAATGGGCGCACTTACGAGTCAATACAGCCTGGTGGAACAGGCAAAGCGGATCGATCCTTCCGGCAATCAGGCCCAGATTGTCGAAGTTCTCAATAGGAAAATGGGCGAAATCCTGACGGAGGCCCCGTGGCTGCCGTCCAATGACGTGTGGACCAACAAGACCACGCGACGTGCCTCTCTGCCGACCGGCAGCAGGCGGCAGCTCAACCAGCGGATATCCCAGAGCGTTTCGCGCACGACCGAAGTCATGGACGTGATTGAGATGCTTGAAGATTACTGCGATGTGGATGTGGCGCTGGTCAACTCCATGCCCAGCCCGGCGCAGTTCAGATCGGGCGAAGTGGATGCCTTCATCGAAGGCTTAGGACAGACCATCGTCGGCGACATCCTCTATGGAAATGCCAACGTCAATCCCGATGCAATGCACGGCCTGGCGCCGCGCCTTGGCACGCTTGATGGCCGGTTCGTCGTTGACGGCAGCGGCACGGGCAGCGACGTGACGAGCGTTTACGTCGTCACCTGGGGGCAGGCAACGGCATACCTGATTTACCCCAAGAACATGGCGGCCAACCTGGGCGTTCAGCACACCGACAAGGGGCAGGTCACGTCCGAGACCAGTTCCGGATTGATCGAGGTTTACCGCGATCATTTCGTCATTCGGTGCGGCATGGTGGTTCGTAATCCCCGCGCCATCGGCCGGTACGCCAACATCGAGACGTCCGGGGCGGACAACACCTTCGATGAGGATAAGTTGATCACGGTTCTCAACAACATGGAGAAGGGTCCTGGCACGAGGATCTACTGCAACGAGACGATCCTGACCCAGATGCAGATCCGGTCGAAGGATAAGACCAACGTCTACTACACCCCCGGAGGAAACGCGCTCTCCGGCGAACCGCCTCTTTATTTCGGTGGCATTCCCGTGCGGCAGTTTGCCCGCGAGATCCTGCTGAATACCGAAGACGCAATTTCTTAAGGAAGGAGGGCCAATAAAATGAGAGATGCACAACTTATTTTTTCTGATGGGCAGGTAATCACGGCCAATGCAACGACCGTCGATTCTACCAATACCGTTGACCTTGGGATCATGTACGATCACAAGGGAACGGCAGTTCTTTCGCACGGGCCGGAAAACGGCAACGACCGCCTGGTCGTGACCCAGAAGGTGGCTCCGACGGCAGGAACCGCGCTTTACCTGGAACTTCAGGACTGCGCGACCGTGGGCGGAACCTACAAGCCGACGGGCATCGGCATCGATGCGGCAAATGCGATTGCAATCGCAACGCTGGTGCCGGGTTACGAGCTGCTGAACGTCCCGCTTCCTCGCGGTCTTAGGGAATTTCTCAAGATCGTTTACACGACCACGGGGGACCATTCGGGGTCTGTCGGGAGCGTTAACGCCTCTATCCAGCGAGGTTCCACGACCAAGAACCAGACGCCTGAAAGGGTGTAACAGGTAAATCCGAAATGGGGCGGGGGCAACCCCGCTCCGTTCCAGGACAAAGGAGTGAGGTGCAACATGCAATTTTTCGTCAATGAATCATTTCAGTTTCAGGGGCAGTTCATAAGGGGCGGCGGTAGCCTGAGTATTTCCGAAGACCAGCTCAAGGCCGAGATAACACGTGGCAAACATCCGACCAAAAAGAAAGAACGCTGGTTGTCTGGTGTTCTTACTCACTGCTCGCCGGCCGATGACGCGACCGCCGCCTTCATCACCAAGGCCACGGCGGGGGAATTAAAGCCCGAGGTGGCGAGCGACAGTCCCGCCGAAGTGAAAGATGATCCCGACGAGATCGAGGGCCTGCGGAAGGAATTCGATGACCTGGGCGCTGCCTATG